CAGCTGCAGCGGTAGGATTTCCTTCATTCTCAAATTGACCAATTTGGTTCAAATCATCCAACCATAAGTTCGATGCATTCTTAAATCCATACAAAGCAAGAGTCAATGTACTCTGCTTTCCAGCACCTCCATTCACCTGTGTAATTTGGTCGTTAAACAAAACAGTTCTTGTACCAAGGTTTCGCTCCTCCACGGCTCCAACTTTTTTCACAAAACTAGCCCAACGTTTACGACGCTTACGCGGCATACGTTTCTTACGATAAATCATGCGGGTGTCCGCATTAGTACCTCCTAATATCCCAGTATTAGAGGTAATTCGTTTACGTTTCACATATGTCCGTGCATATCCACCAGCACGTCGCTTTCCAGTTGCACGTTGGAAGCGACCACGGAATTGATTATAAGCACGTCGCATTGCAGGATTGAGAAATGTAGATGCTCCTAAATTCAATAATGCCGTAGGACTACGTCTAAATTGAAATGGCCTGATCTGAGTCTGATTCATCAGATTTAATAATGAATTATTCTGTCCGGACACAATAATTCGTATTTAAAAATGTCCGTATGGGACATCGGGGGTAGTGCCCGCTGGCACAGGCACAGTCACACTGGGTAATAATAAAACCAGTGTGCCAGTCAAAAAACCTCAAAATGTCCAAGTCAAGAAATTTCGTCTTCACTATCAATAATCCAACAGTCGCCGACGATCTGGAAATCGAGCTCCTAAAGGAACATGTCAAGTACTTCATTTACGGTCGAGAAAGAGGAGAATTGGGAACTCCACACTATCAAGGCTACGTTCAATTCCCACATCCAGTACGATGTAGTCGACTATCAAGTCTACTCTCTAGGGCCCACGTCGAAGTTGCTAAGGGTAACGCTAAACAAAACTACGACTACTACACCAAAGATGGTGACTTCGAAGAGTATGAAAATAGTATTTCTACTAGTTGCTTTAATGTCTAATATAATATCTTAGATATGGAGAAAAACCCTTATTGGGAAAGAGTATTGACAAAAAACAACAATGGAGGGACATCATCCGACTTGCGGAAGACGGGGAAATCGAAAAAATTAAAGAGGATTACCCCCACGTCTATTTCCTCCACCACAAGAAGATCCTGGACCTCCGACGAAGAAGCAGTGGCATCATCGATGGCGAACTTGAAAATGAATGGTGGGTGGGACCAACGGGAACTGGAAAGTCACGAAGACTTTGGGCATTATATCCCGATCATTACGCCAAATCCTTAAACAAGTGGTGGGATGGCTATGATGGTGAAGATGTTGTGGCTATTGAAGAAATGAATCCCGATGCTGGTAAATGGATGGGATCCTTTCTTAAAATATGGGCTGATCGTTATCCGTTTTCACCTGAAGTCAAAGGTTCTCATATCAAAAAAATTCGTCCTCAAAAAATTATTGTCCTATCAAACTATACTCCTGAACAATGTTTTCCTAACAATGAAGATTTACTCCCTATTAGGCGTAGATTTAAAGTAGTCCAATTTAACAGTCTTTAATTAAGAGTGAATATATTATCATTCTTATGTTTTTTAGCGTCCTACGGACGCATGAAAATATTGTCATGTAATCGTTATCCTTTGTGTCCGCACATCGGCGCAACCGCCTCAGCGGCGGGTTGTTGCGCCAGGATGTGCTACCGTTATACATTAGCTCCTGGAACATAACTAGCTCCTACTAGTCTTTCCCTAGGCTCATTAAAACCTTCAACTTTATAAGCATACTTTCTTGTTACACCAACTGAAATGATAGCTTTATAAGTACCATCTGTGGTACCTTGAGTTAGTCCTGGAACTAGCTTATATAATATCAAATAAGCTCTTGTCCAGCCTGGTCTAACCCAACCATCATTCTTTTCCAACTCACCATATCTGCAAACATGGCGTTTAGGATCACGACACTGCCAAGTGATCGTTTGTCCGTTAGGAATAAAAAATTTTGTCTTTTTCATAATTTTAATACCACATCTCCCTAGAGCTGATCCAAGTTCAAATGGAGACACACCTCGGTCTTCTATACCAAGTTCAGTACCGGCTCCGCCAATCTGAGATTCATCATATCTTTGTAACATCTGACTGATACTATCAAAATTTGCATTTCCATCAATATCACCAGCTTCTTTGCGAAGATATACATCGTATATATCAAGTTCTAATGCTGCATCCGCAGCAATCTTGTCAATAGCACTCTCTCTAAATGTACTCACATTTCGTAGAGTTATATCCATAATTGCACTGGTAAACATAACTTTACTATTCTTATCAATAGTTGCACCAGCTGCAGCGGTAGGATTTCCTTCATTCTCAAATTGACCAATTTGGTTCAAATCATCCAACCATAAGTTCGATGCATTCTTAAATCCATACAAAGCAAGAGTCAATGTACTCTGCTTTCC